ACGACGCGACAATGCGTGCAGGTTTGAGAAGCGGGGTTACAGATTTGAAACCTTGCTGGGATGCCGCGAGAGAGGTGTGTTGGCCTATCTGGCCTACTGCCGATGCCGCTCTTGCCACTCTTCGAGGGGCTTGTCTTTCTTGCTTGAGTTGCAGCCGCGGTGGGCGAAGTCGATGTTGTCGATGTCGTGTTTGCCACCTCGCGCGATGGGGGTGATGTGATCGATGGTGCGAGCCATGCGATGATGGCTGGGCAGGTTGGGGTCGATGGGGTCTCCACAGAGGTGGCAGATTTTGTCGCTGGTTTCCCATTTGGCTTTGATGAGTGCTGGTGTTGCGTTGCCTTCGAGTTCCGCTCTCGCGCGTCTATGACGGGCCGCGCGCACTTTCTCTGGGTTGTTGACAATCCACCTGTTTACGTTCTGTTTGAAGCGTTCTGGGTTGCGTTCTATCCATCGCCTCATGCGCTCGGTTTCTTTGCATAAGTTTGCTTTCCTGTATGCTTTTGCTGTGGCGTGGGCGCGTTCTGCGTTGTTTTTGCGCCATTCGCGGGCTGTTTCTGCTGCCTTGGCGCGGCGTTTTCGGTTGTAGACTTTGTCGGCGCACTTGCGGAGGGTTTGTGTGTCGTTTTTCATTTGGCGCCCTCGGTGGCGGCCCAGGCGATGGTGTCTCGCCGGCTGACTCGGAAGGTGGGTACTACGTCGTAGCGGCCGTGTTTGATGTGTCCTTGCGTGGCGGCGTCGTGGATGGTTTGGTAGTTGATGCCGGTGAGGGCTTCGGCTTGGCGGAGGGTGATCATGTCGGGGTGGTGCATGTAGACGGGTTCGGCGGCCATGTGGTATCCTTTCTGTGCAAGAACAAATTAGCTTCGTTCCTGTTCTTGTTTCTTCTGTGAGTGGCCCCTGGGGTGGAATCCTGGGGGTCATTCTTTTGTGTTTAGTTGGTGGGGTGAGCTTCTTCGTCGGTCATGGCTGATTGCGTTCGGTGTGCTGTTTCCATGCGCGGTAGATGCCGAGGTGGCCTTGTTGTGGGGCGACTCCGTTGCCGAGGAGGCGGCGTTTTGCTGCGTCGCTGATGGGTTGGTTGGTGATGTAGCCGGTTGGTAAGCCCATGAGGTGTTCCATGACGAGGAGGGTTCCTTCGTGGCACATTTGGTAGAGGCTGCGTCCGTGGCCGTTACCGTTGTTGTGTTTGGCTTTTTGGGTTTGGAGCCATGCTTCCCACTCTTGGGGTGTGCGACCCCATCCCATGTCTACGACGGTGGGTGTTGGGAAGGTTGGGGTGGCTGGGGTGTAGGTTGGGGTGTTGATTGTGGTGCGTTCTAGTCTTCCGAGTTTGTGTGCGTAGATGAACACTCGGTCTCGCCTGTGGGGGAGGCCTGCTTCGTAGGCTTTGACCCGAGCCCAGCTGACGGTGTATCCGGCGCCCCAGAATTCTTGGTTGATGGCGGGGGCGTACTTTTCGGCTTGGGGGACGTTTTCGACGATGACTTCGGCTGGGCGTACGGAGCGGACGATGTTCATGCAGGTGTAGAAGAGGCTGCTGCGTGTCCCATTGAGCCCGGCTTGCTTTCCTGCTCTGGATAGGTCCTGGCAGGGGAATCCGAAGGCGACGATGTCGCTCCTGTAGTCGAGGAGCTCTGTGTCGTTGACGTCGTTGTGGATGTCGGCTTGTGGGTGGTGGTGTGTGAGGACTTGGCGGGCGGGCTTATAGTTGTCGCATACGGCAGCGATGTTTTGTGGGCCGAATGCTTGTTGGATGGCGAGCTCGAGGCCGCCGTAGCCTGAGCAGAGGCTGAGGATGCTCATGGCATGTCCTTTCGTTGTGCCGATGGCTGGAGCGTAGACGGGGTGAGACAGGCTTGTCAAGCATCCGCGGGGGCCCAGCCGAGGTGGTTCAGCCTGGAGTAGTCGCCTTCGCGCTCGAGGAGGACGTGCCCGGTGCGGCCTTCCCTGTTCTTGGCAACGTGGATGTCGAGGCGGGTCCAGTCGGTTACCCCGTTCTCGTGGGGGCAGGACATGAGCATGACGACGTTGGCGTCCTGCTCGATGTTGCCGGACTCGCGTAGGTGGGAGAGCTGAAGCTCACCCCCGGGGGACTGTTCGGCTTGGCGGCCGAGCTGGGCGATGGCGAAGACGGGGATCTGGAGGTCCTTGGCGAGGTTCTTGAGGGATCGGGTGTATTCGCCGATGAGTTCCCAGCGGGCTCTTCTGTCGCCGGGGGCGGCGTTGATGAGGCCGATGTAGTCGATGAATGCGGCGGTGAGGCCGTGTTGGCGGTGGAGTAGGCGTGTGGTGGCGACGAAGTCTCCGATGGTGAGGTTGGCGCGGTCGTCGAAGTGGATTGGTAGCTGTCTGAGGTGTGGTACTGCGGCGTTGATGCGGGCTTGTTCGTCGGGGGTGGGGTGGCGTCGGCGGGTTACGGCGTCTCCGGGGACGTTGGCGACGTTGGAGAGGATGCGTGACCAGAGTTCGCGGCCTGCCATTTCGAGGCTGGCGAAGTAGACGTGGCCGGTGTCTGCGAGGGTGGCGGCGGCCTGGAGAGCTAGGAGCGATTTGCCCTGACCTGGTCTGGCTGCGATGACGTAGAGTCCGCCTGGTTTCCATCCTCCGATGAGGTGGTTGAGGTCGGGCCAGGGGGTGGGGGTGAATGGTGTTTGCTTGGTGGTGAAGTCTGAGAGCCGGGTGAGGCACTGGTTGTTGTCGACGAGTGCTGTGGAGCCGGTGGAGACTTGGTTGAGGAGTTCTCTGATGGCGGCTTCTGCGTTTGAGGGGTCTTCTCCGGCTTCGATGATTTGGAGGCCGCGGGTGCAGGCGTCTGCGAGCTGTCTGCGGGCGGTGTTGTCGATGAGTTTGTTGGCGTAGACGCCTGCGAGGGCCCCGTGTGCGACTGCCGTGAGGTCCATGATGTCTAGGAGGTAGTCGGGGGTGACGTGTGCGTCTGTGATGGTGGGGAGCTTGTCGAGGAGGAGCTCGCGGGTGAGGCCTTGTCCTGGGTTCTTGGCTTTGTAGTCTTCGATGAGTCGCCAGATGGCTGCGTTGCGGGTGTCTGCGAAGTGGTGGGGGTGGATGTTGTCGAGGTCGATGAGGGCGTTTGGGTCGCCGCTGAGGGCGATGTTGAGGATGGTGGTTTCTGTGTTCATGGTGTGTGGTGTTAGTGGGGGCCTCCTGGTGTTGGAGGCCCCCACGGTGGTTATGGAACGTCGTAGGTGGAGGCGAGCGGAGTCATGTCGATGGTAACTGTGACCATGTTGTCGTCTCCGACCTCACTGAAGGTGACCTTCGGGACTAGTGGATCATTCGGATTCATCGGCTGCTGTCTTGGGTAGGTGGGCGGAGAGCCTTTGGATTGCTGCGTACTGGTTCTTGCTGAGTTCGGCGCCCATGAATACGTCTCGCAGGAAAGAGAGCTCGCCGATAGGGATTGCCACACAGTGGCGCCAGGCGGTGATGTGCTCCAGGGGGCTGTCTTCGTGGATGGAGTATCCGATCTCAGGGCCGTCGATGAGGTAGTAGCCGGATTCTGGGTCTTCTGCGTCTACCGCGTGGCGGTTGTGCCGCCGATGTTGACGCCTCGGTATGATCCTTTGTCGATAAGGATGAGGGGTTCTGTGGGCCAGTTGCTCACGGGAAGATCCTTTCAAGCAGTTGTACGTCGATAGTGAAGTGGTGAGTGGCTGTCTCTCGGCCGCAGGTTGCACATTTTGCGATGATCACGGGCGGTTCTTTTAGGGTAATCTTCTGGCCGTCTATGGCCTTATCCCGTAATCGTTCGGTGATGGTGACTTCCAGGTTTAGATCGTGGTCGCCGCATTTGATTGGCTTGCCTTGTGTGTAGCCGCGCATGGATTACTCTCCTGTCGTGGTGTAGGCGATGCGGATGGTGTCGATGAGGAGGCGGATTAGTGCTTCTGTGCCCGCCTGGGTGTTGAAGGCGAAGGCGGCGGTGGAGATTTGCGTGGCGTCGCCACCTGTGATGGTGGGGAGTGTTGAGCGCGTGTTGAGGCCTTTCGCTACGGCTCGGGCGTCGATGAACACTTTCTGGGCGGAGATTGTTAGGTCGGCGGCAACTGCGTTGGAGAGGATGATGGTGGCGGCGGCGAGCTTGGCGAGGCTGGTGAGTGCGATCTCGAGGGTTGCTGGGTTGATGCCGTTTCGGGTTGCGCTGGAGATTAGTTGGGCTGCTGCTGCGGGGTTGGTTTGGGTGTGGTCGTCTTCGATGAGGGAGAGCCACCTGCCGGGGCCTGCGGCTACGAGGTGGAGTTTTTGGCGTGGGGTGAGCATGGGTGTTATCCTTTCGTTGTGCCGATGGCTGGAGCGTAGACGGGGTGAGACAGGCTTGTCAAGCCCTGCCGGTGTGGCGATCCAGGTATGCCTGTGCGTTCGCCCACCCTGGGTCGCCGGGGATCCCCATGCTGGGCTTCCAGAAGTTGACGTACGGCCGAGGGTCGATGCCATGCTTCTCGCAGGCGTACCAGAAGTCCTCCCTGGTGAGGGGTTTGCCTGTGTTGGGGTTGATGGCGGGGGCGGCCTGGCCGGAGTCAGGTGTGGCGAGCTCGTCCTCCCACCTGCCCTTGCGTAGCCACGAAGCGGGGTAGGGGATGTACTGAAGCTCGGCATTATTGGCTTTCCAGTTGACGTTGTGGCGCTGGAGGCCGTCAAGGAGGTCCTGTGGGGTGGCGCCCTGTTTGATGGCTGCCCTGTAGGCCTTCTGGGCGTCGAGCTTACCGACCTTCTTGGGGTACTGCTTCCACCAGTTGTCAAAGCCGTCTGAGGGCTTCTCGGTGGCCTTGTGGGATGGCTTCTTCAGGGGGGTGATGTCGATTGGTAGTGAACTGATTCCCTTCTCTTCGACGAGAGTCTCGGCGACTGATGTGTCGGCGGTGGCGATAGTGCCTGGGTCATCGACAAGGACTGGCTGCTCGGCAGGAAGGACGAATTCAGGGTGGTCGGCGGCTGCGGTGTGCGGCCCGACGCGATTCATCTCACAGTACTCCCATCCCTCGTTGGTGAGTCGCGCCCCGACAGAGCTCTTCTGCTTGTCTGGTCGCTTCATCCAGTCTGGGCGGTAGTTGGGGGAGATTGTGGCGGTCCACTCGTAGATGTTGTGGTCCCAGCGGGAGCCGGGGGGGCGGTCCTTGTAGACGCGAACGACCTTCGCCTCAATGAGCTCATCGAGGGCGTAGCGGACCATTCGCTCTTTGAGGTCGGTGTCTTCCTGGAGTGCGTCAAGACTGGGCCAGCAGACCGGGCGCCCAGGCCAGTCGTCTACTCGGTTGTTCATTCTGGCCGCGAGCACCAGGGCAAGGACTTTGGAGCTGGGCTTCAAGCCACGCAGGGCGGCGGCTTCCGATTCGTAGTTGCGCATGGTATGATCCCTTCTGTGTTCTCTAGGGGGCGCCGATCTGGTATGAGTCGGCGCCCCCGCTTTCTTGTCAGATAAGGCCGGCCGCCCGGGCGGAGTCGGCGTGGAGGCGTGTGCGTTCTTCGGCTTCGTCGAATAGGCGGCGGCATTCGCGCCCATCGGCCTCGGCGGCGGCTGAAATATAGCACTCACTCAGTCGGTCCGGCCAGTCCTCGTGGGCGCGGGCTGAGACGTACTCAAATCCGGCTAGGACTGCCTCGGCGAGCGCGGGGTGCTTCGCGAGGAAGGTTACCTCGTATGTGGACCCCTTGCCGCGCGTGGAGATGAGTCCATACTTGATGAGCTTTGAGTTCCGCCTGGTGCCGCGACCGCCTATGAGGAACAGGCTGGACGAGATGCGGACCGATATTCCTGTGGCCAGGTCTCCGTCCCGCACGGGCTTGTAGGTGCTGCCTCCGTACTTTCCGGGGCGAATGTTGTGCAGGGGGGCCAGTAGTGCGGCCCAGTACAGGTTCTCGTACTGCGTAGACAGGTTTGAGAGGGCGACCCAGGGTACGAGGGGGGAGTCGTTGCCTTGGAGTTGGTAGTCGAAGTGGCGGCTGCTCCTGAAGGCGTCGCCTACCTGATAGGTGAGTCCTTTGAGTATCAGGGCGCTGGGCGGAGTGGAGCGGTCAGGTGTTGAGATGGTTGAGCGGAGTGATGGCATGTGTTCCACGGGAACAGCGTAGCTGACGGACCGTGGGGCGTCAAGGGGTAGCTTCTATCCTGCAATACATTGCGGACGTCTCTGCAATACATTGCGGACGTCTCTGCAATACATTGCCGACTAACCCCTTAAAGGAACCTACTAAGAAGAACACTCTCTACGCGCATGCGCGCGCGTGAGGGCTCTTCGCTTCGCTCCGACCGTCGGACCGTTGGTCCTTGATCGTCGCCCTGGCCTTCGGCCTGGTTGGTTCACGAGAGCAAGGGCGAAGAGATGGTTCGTTGGCTAGTCACGTACCTGGCTCTTGTTGATCCTTGGTCGTCTGATCAGGTTGGAGCGTTCAGAGTCTTCCTCGTTGTCCTTGCCCTTCCTCCTTGACCGAGACGGAACGTGACTCCTTCTCCTTCCTTGCTCTGGTGCCAAGTAGGGGGTTGGGTTGTGGTTGAGTTGGGTTGAGTGTCTCCAGCTGGTTGACACTCTCCAAGAGTGCTCTGCGGCGGCTGCGGTCCGGCGGCGGGCGCGCTCGCGGCACGGGAAGGTCCCTGGGAGGCTCTCTGGCGGCCTAACGGGGGTGGGTGTGGGTGCTGGCCTACCTGGGGTCGTGAAAGGCGCTCAGATTGGCTTACACGGCCTCGAGGGTGAACTGTCCGGGTTTTCCGGAGGGTTGACGGTCGCATCTGAGCGCGGCTATGCCTGTCGTGCTGATAGGGGTCCGCCTTGATGGATCACGATTGAGTTTCCTTTCCTCTCGTGTATGCCAAGGCGGGCCCCACCCTTTGCCCTAAGGGCCCTGGCGTGCTAGAATGTGCTGGTCAGCCAACGAAAGGACACCTAATGAAGATCGACTGGGAGAACACCCCCCAGTACTGCAAGGTCTGCGACCACCAGATGCGCGCACCCCGGACAACGCTCGTCGACCACCCGGGCACTCGCGCCTACGGAGGGAAGGGGATCTGCAACTCCTGCTACCGTCGTAAGCGCCGCGGCCAGGCCGGTGCCGCCAAGACGCACATAGACTGGAGTGAGGTGCACCACTGCTCGCGCTGCGGTGTTCGCATGCGCCCCCCACGCACCAGCATCAGCGAGTTCCCCGAAACCCGCCTGTACTCCGGGAACGGGGTCTGCGCCTTGTGTGCTAAGAGTCGCCGCAAGGTCGGCCCTACTGTTGCTGAGCTCGCGGCCCAGGGGCATCCTTGTATCGAGCCCTGCCCTCTCCCCTCGAATAAGCGCTCCAACATTTGGTGAAAGGAAAATCATGCCCACTTTCCCGAGTTCCCCACTCATTGTCTGCACGTCCGGCAGCTTTCGCGGGGAAGACATTTCCGGTTCGGCGGCGACACTGGTTGATGTTGCTGATCCCAAATCGGGGTACTACCTCATTGATGGCGCCTGTTCTGGTCATATTATTTACCCAGATGACGCAAGTTCGCACATTTCTTGCTGGCATGATTGTGTCGCAGTCCCTGTGGAATTCATAGAGAACCTTCAGGGGGTTCTGTGTGCAGAAGGAATCTCAGAAGAGCATCGACGTGCGATATCCCCGGTCTTTTCATGCATTCGTGGCGTAGCGGTGTCGCCCTTACGTAAAGCTGCCGCTTCATTGCTGGAGGTTGTTGACTTCGACAGAGAGGCTGACGCCGACAAGTATCTTGAGTCCATATATGGCGGAGTTGCCTGCGTGGGTGAGAGTGAGTATAGGACGGCGGCATTGATTTCGCTGGCTGCGATGTGCGTAGAGTGGATTGGTGAGCCTGATTGCGTGGATGACATCCTCAATGAGGCTGGCGTGTTCTTAAGGTTGGGTGGGAAGTCCAGCGTGTCCTCTATTGCCATGTATGCTGGAGAAGTTGCTAAAGCTGCTGCGCTTGACTGGGAGAAGTGGAGGGCGCTAATTACTTTAGCCGCCCGCTCTATGGCGTGGGCGGCTGCTATTATTGCAAGCGAAGACGACATGTGAGATGGCAGGAGTTTAATATGTTGTACCTACTCATCTATGGTGACAAGTCAGCCCCTGACGTTGATGTGATCCTCTGTGACCGTCACCCTGAACGCACCGATGAGGGGACGTGGGTGTTCAAGAATAAGGGGCAGCCGGACTTCTACGTGTACCCGGGCGACTATCTGTCGATCCATCACGCCTACTTCGGGGGTAAGGCGGCCAAGCCGGCCTTCTTCTTCGATATCCGTGAAGGATCCCCGAACAATGAGGGCGTGTCGATGGTTTACCCGGGTGACGTGCGGTGAACGTGGATGATCTCAGTGAGGTTCATGTGCGGATGCTTGTCGCATCCCTCGACTGTGCGGTTGATGAGCTCCGGGATGCGCTCGATTTGGCACGCCAGGTTGGCGCGTACGATGTGCCACACCATCGCCGTAACGCTGATCAGGATGACGCCGTCATCCGGGTCAGTGAAGCGCAGGAGGGTGTTGAGGAGTACCTGGAGCTTGTGTTCACTGACCGGTATGACATGGGTGTGCATGTGACGTTGGAGGTGATCGAGTAGTGGCTTGGGGTAAGAATTCCAGGCGCCGCAAGGAGCTCCCTAAGGACTGGGACAAGATCCGGCGAGTGGTCCTGAGGCGGGATGGTGGCCTGTGCGTGTTCTGCGGTAACCCGGCGAATCAGGTGGATCACATTATCCCTGACGGCCCGCACGTGCCGGATAACCTTAGGGCGTTGTGTCAGCACTGCCATATGGTGCGCACGCAGCAGCAGTCGGTAGAAGCCAGGAAGCGCCGCTATAATCGGGGCAATAAGGCTCGAGGCCCCAGGCCGAAGAGTAAGCACCCCGGATACATTTAGGAGAGTCGACGATGGGAGCTAAGGGGCCGATCCCGAAGCGCAGCACTGAGGGGCACCGTACTACTCAGGCCAGGAAGCTTGATGGTGGCGTGGAGCCCGTTAACGTGGTTGCCGAGCAGGTGAAGCCGCCCAAGCCGGATCCTGACTGGCACCCCATCGCGAAGAAGCTGTGGAATGCTGTGGAGAAGTCGACGTTCACTCGCTACTACGAGCCGTCGGACTGGATTGTTCTCTACTCCACCTGCGATGACTTGTCGAACTACAAGATGCAGGATCGGCGTTCTCCCACGATGCTGGCGGCCGTCAATACGATGCTCACCAGCCTCCTCCTTACTGAGGGTGATCGGCGCAGGGTTCAGATCGAGATCAACCGCGTTGACGAGTCCGAGGCCGAGTCGGCCGGCGTGGTCGCGTTGCAGGCGTGGACGAAGGCGCGGGCAGCGAAGTGACCGGCACGCTCCCCGCACCCCGGGAGCGAACCGACACGCTCCCCCTCGAGCTCCCCGAGAGGACGCTCGGCTACCACGCCGCGGCATGGATGATGGATAACCTGATTCAGCCTAATGGGCCGAAGGCGGGGCAGCCGTTCATCCCGACTGATAGGCAGATCGAGTTCCTTGCTCATTTCTACGCCCTGAATCATAAGGGTGGCTTTGTGTACAGGCAGGGAATTAGAAGGTTAAGCAAGGGATCAGGGAAAGCTGTAAGCTTGCTCACACCCATCCTTACCCCCGATGGGTGGCGTCAGTTCGGAGACCTCACTGTCGGAGATCGCGTATTCCATCCGTCTGGCAAGCCCACCACGATAACTCAGGTGCACCCAATCGGCCAGTGGGACACGTGGGAAGTTGAGGTCTCCGATGGGACCATCCTAACCACGTCCGGCGAGCACCTGTTCACGGTGGATGAGTTCGTCGGTTCTGCTAAGCGCAAGCGCCGAACGTTGGACGTGCGCACCATGGCCCGCGAGGGCCGCTTCAATCTTCGCCTTCCGGACGTCAACAAGGAGGTGCTGCGGGCCCATGGAGTTTCTGAAGAGGTGCTGGCAAGCTTTCAGAACGGCCGGACCATCACTGCGGTCCATCGCGTCCCTCCTGTTGACGCTCGCTGTATCACGGTGGAGGCTGAGGATGGCCTGTATCTGGTGGGGGAGACGATGGTGGTTACCCACAATTCCCCGTTCGCTGCGGCTATGTGCCTATTTGAGCTTCTTGGCCCGTGCCGGTATGACGGGTTCGACCGTCATGAGCCTTTCGGTGTGCGGGCGAAGCCGATGAGTATGCCGCTGGTGCAGATCGTAGCTACGTCGGAAAGCCAAACTGCCAATACTATCCGCATGGTTAGGGCGTTTTGTCAGAAGAAGGGCCCGCTGGCGCGTAAGTATGACCTTGAGGTGGCGAAGACGTTCATTGAGACGCCAGGCGGGGGGAAGCTTCAGCAGATGACCTCTTCCGCCCACTCCATGGAGGGTGGTGAGGTGTCCTTCGTTGTGGGTGACGAGCTCGAGCACTGGCTCCCCGCCCAGGGTGGTCCGGCCATGTTGCAGACGATTCAGCAGAACGCGGCGAAGATGGGTGGCCGGTTCATGGGGACCTGTAACGCGTGGGTTCCGGGTGAGCAGTCGTCGGCGGAGGCGGTCTTTGAGGCTTGGTGTGATCAGGAGGACGGCCTTACTAGGGGCAAGACGAGGATCCTCTACGACGCCCGTATCGCTCCCCCGAATACGGTTTTGACGGATGAGCCGGAGGAGGGGCAGGTTGGGCTCACGGAGGCTCTGGAGTATGTGTATGAGGACTGTCCGTGGGTGAATCTGGAGTCGATTAAGGAGCAGATCTGGTCTCCGGAGTATCCGGAATCTCGCTCTATTCGGTTCTTCCTGAACAGGCCGAATGCTGCGGAGGCGTCATGGATCACCTTGGAGGAGTGGACTCAGCTCCGTAAGCCCGACAGGAAGGTGGAGCCTGGGGAGAAGATCGTCATGTTCTTTGACGGGTCCAAGTCGAATGACCATACGGCTCTCGTGGGCTGCTGCATGGAGGATGGGCACATCTTCAAGATCGGCCACTGGAAGCCGGAGAAGCCCCTTGGTGTGGTGAATGTGGCTGCTGTGGATGCGGGGGTCAGGCGGGCGTTCGACACGTATGACGTGGTGGCGTTCTGGGCTGACGTCCGGGAGTGGGAGTCGTTCACGCGCACGGCCTGGCCTGAGGACTTCGGTGACCGGCTGATCGTCCCTGCGGTGCGTGGGGGAATGTCCGCGTCTCCGATCGCGTGGGATATGCGCTCCCACGCCTACCAGTTCGCTGAGGCTGCGGAGACGGCGTTCACGGAGATCCAGCAGCAGGCGTTCACTCACGATGGGGACTCTGCCCTGGGTGAGCATGTGTCTAACTGTCGCGTGAATGAGTTCAAGGGGCGCTGGTCGGTGAAGAAGGAGTCCCCGAAGTCGTCTAAGAAGATCGATCTGGCTGTGTGCATGATCGGCGCTAGAATGTTGTACAGGTACGTTAAGAGCAGCAAGGAGTGGGCTGACATGAATAAGTCGGTTGGTGCGTGGACGGTGATCGTGTGAGCTTTGAGAATATGCTCGCCAGCTTCGAGGGTGGCGCTTATCGTCCGGAGTCGTTCGAGACGTACTATGAGCAGAGTGAGCGCCTGGACGCCCTGGGCATCAGCATCCCGCCGGAGGCGCGCGTGCTGGAGATGCAGGCGCCGTTCGCGAAGATGGCTATTGACGTCTTGACTGAGGTCCTGATCCCGGCCGGGTTCATCATCGCGGATGATGGGCGCAAGGGACTGGTGCGTGACCTGCGTGTCGTGTGGCAGGCCAATGACATGGATTCTCAGTTCAATCTGGCTGCGGCTGAGGCGCTCGCGGCCGGATCCGTGTTCTGGGTGCTGTCTCCTGCGGATGAGGATCATGAGCATCCGTCTGTTCGGGCGCTGGATTCGCGTCACGCCGGTGTCCGTATCGACCACTTTGGGAACGTGATCGAGGGGATTGCTGTCTACCGTTCAGGCGATGGTGTGAAGTGCGCCTCGTACTACATGCCTGACGGCATGACCGCCTACAGGCAGGTAGGCACCCGATGGGTGTCCGACTGGTCTACGAGTGATCCGTGGGGTGCGTCGATCGTGCCCATGTTCAACAGGGCTCGGCTTCGTGACCGGTACGGCAGGTCTGACCTGAAGGAGCTGAAGACGGTCATTGACGCGGCCTCCAGGACTCTCACGAACCTCCAGATGGGGCAGGAGGTTGCCGCTTTTCCGCTGAGGTTCCTCATTGGTGACGGCGCTGACCGGATGCTGGCCGGGCAGCAGGCGGCTGCCGCGATGAACGGGCAGTTCGGCGGTAATCGCATGGAGAACTATGCTGGCGCGCTTCTGGCCGCCCCCACTGGGGCTGATGTGAAGCAGCTGACCGGTGCGTCCTTGGATACGTTCACGAACACGTACCGCACCTACGCGTTGCAGATCTCAGCCATGACGGGCATCCCGCCGTCAATGATGGGTGTGGCCGCCGACAATAACCCGACATCTGCTGAGGCTTTGCGTGTGGCGAAGGATCGTCTGATCGCTCGCGCTGAGAACAAGCAGCGCCAGTTCAGTGACGCTCTTGAGCGCATCGCCCGCATTATCGCGGTCATGAACGGGGAGTCGCCCGAGGGCCTGGAGACTCTTGAGGTGATGTGGGCGGACGCTGCGGCGCCGTCGGCGAGCGCCCAGATGGCTACCGCCATGCAGGCTGAGTCTCAGGGGGTTATCGGTGCTGAGACTGCGCGGGACTTCATGCACCTGTCTCCGGAGCAGATGGAGCGCGAGAACCGCCGTCAGAACGACCTGGACTCGATGGCGGGCCAGATCCTCCCTATCGGCCCGCAGGAGGAGGACGAGGAGGATCCTGAGGACAGTGACGAGGAAGAGGATCCTGCCGGCGACAAGGATGAGGCTAAGAAATGACCCTTACGCTCTTCAGGGCCCTCCTGGCCACTATCGCCCGCACCTTCCAGAAGCGCCTGGGTGACGCCACCGCCCCTTTGCAGGGGAAGCCGGTGACACTCTCGGAGAAGGAGCTGGGCGAGGCACTCACTCCTCTCGTGTGGACCGCAAGACGCCAGGCGTGGGCGGCTACGGCCTTGTTCCTACGGGGGCAGGCCAGGGCGCATGGCGCGAATGAGGCATGGATCCCCCCACAGCCGGGCTACAGCCCCGACTCGGTGCGCTACGCGATCAGGTCCACCAAGGCCCGCTCCGGCAAGCCTGAGGCATTCAAGGCTCTCCAGGCGGAGCTCACTAGCCACGTGTATGCGGCGTCCCGTAGGACCATCAACGATGCCGTAGAGGACGCCCCTGACGTCGCTGAGCTCCTTGACGACCTTGAGCGGATCGCCGATGGGCTTGAGGGGTTCTCCAAGGAGCAGGTCGAGCAGATTGAGCGGGAAGTCAATAAGCACGAGCGGAAGCGCCGCCCCCGGAGGAACTGGGTTGACGTATTCGATGAGGTCGCTGACCGCGTCGACAAGGCCATTAAAGAACTCGAGTCCGAGGGGATGCTTACCCAGAAGTACAGGGACTCGGAGGCCCTGAAGGATCTCCCGGACAAGTACCGTCGCTCAAAGGACGGGACGCTGATTGCCAGGCCTTTTGCATGGGCGCGGGTTGTTACCCCCTCGAAGAATGGGCCGTGCGGCTTCTGCGCAATGCTTGCCTCTCGCGGCCCTGTCTACAAGACGTCTGAGTCTGCTGGAGTGCGGGTTGATAGGTATCACACCCACTGCGCGTGCATGGCCGTTCCGGTTTACACGTCCAGGGCGTGGCCGGGTAAGGAGCAGCATGCTAGATTCGAACAACTGTACAATGAGGTAGTGAAGGCCCATGACCTTCATGGGCACGAGGCGCTGCGGGCAATGAATCGCCGCCTCTACCAGGAGCAAAGGAGAAGGAATGGCTGACACCCCCACCGAGTCATCCGACGAGGCTGTTACCCCTGTCGAGGAGGTCGCCCCCGCGCCGGAACCCCAGGGCGATGCCGACACGGAGACCGCCAAGCAGGAGGAGGTGCCACCTGCCCCTGAGGAGGCTGTGAGCGCCCCTGAGGAGGCTGTGAGCGCCCCTGAGGAGCCCAGCAAGCCCAGCGAGCTCGACGACCTGAGAGAGCGCCTAGGAGCTCTTGAGGCGGTGCTCGCCAACAAGGACGAGGAGATCAAGGCCCTACGTGACACCGCAGCCAAGGACTCCCTGATCCGTGACGCGGGCCTCCCCTCCAAGTACAGCCATTTCCTCCACGGAGACGAGTCCACCTGGGGTGACCAGGTGAAGGACCTCCTGGAGCTCACCAGCAAGACCCCTGCGCGCCCCCGCGACCCCGCGGTAGACGCACAGGTCGGCTCCGACTCGGAGGATCGCGAGACCGCCATCCTCCGCATGTTCGGGCTCGCCGAGTAACCCCTGCCTGACAGGGGCAACATCTAGAACAACTCTGCCGGTCAGGCAGGAAGGAGACGCGAATGGCGGACAACGCTGCCAAGGTCGCAACCATTGCAAAACTTACCGCTGGCGGTAACGCCGAGGGCTTCCCGAAGGAGGTGCTTGCCCCTATCTGGAAGCGGGCCTTCGCTGGCTCCATCGTCCAGAAGGTCGCTGGCACTGTCCCGGTTTCCCTGGCCGGTAACGCGGTCACTATGCCGGTTGGCCAGCCTGTCGCCGGTATCGTCCAGGAGAGCGCCGACAAGCCTGTCGTTGACGTCTCTGTCGGCCTGAAGACCTTCAGTCCCGTCAAGACTGCGGCCATCGTGTCGATCTCTAAGGAGGCGCTCATGGCTAACCCCCTGAACGCCTTCGATGACCTGGAGGATCAGCTGGCTGAGGCTATCGCCCGCTCGATCGACACCGCCGTCATTCACGGCAAGGACGCTCTCACGGGAACTGCCCTGGTGGGCAAGGAGTCCCTGTCCTCCACCACGAATGTTGTGGAGCTGGACCCCGCCAAGTTTGACACCACCGGCTACCTCGGCAAGCAGCTCGCTGCGGCTTACGACAAGGTCGTGAACACTGACGGTGAGGCCGACTATGACTTCAACGAGTTCCTCTTGTCGCCGAAGTTCCGGTCCATCATCATGGGGGCGACCGACGGCTTCGGTCGCCCGCTCTATCAGGCGTCCCCGAACCTGGCTGACCAGTTCACCAGTGTCCTGGGCATCCCCGCCGTATATCACAAGGCTGTTAACGGCCGCGGCAAGGTGTCTGAGCCGAACCTGCTGGGCTTCGGTGGTGACCTGAAGGAGAACCTGCGTCTCGGCTTCGTTGAGGGCCTCACCTGGGCTACTGCCGACCAGTACGCCGCCGGGATGGACCTGTTCGGCACGAACCGTATCGCGATTCGTGTTGAGGCTATCTTCGGCTGGGTTCTGCGTGACCCGCAGGCGTTCGTGAAGATCACGAAGAAGGCCGGCTGATGAGTCCGTGGGGCGGGGGTTCCGTAACGCTCTCGCCCCGCGGGTGACACCTAGGAGGGAGAAGAAGTGGCCGTAGCGGAGAGACTCGACGTCGAACGCACACTCATGCGCGACCTCGAGGATGATGAAGCAAGGTGGGTTGATGCCCTTCTTGAGCGCGCTGAGGCTCTTATCCTCCTCCGCATGCCTGATGCCGTTAATCGCTGCCGCGTCGACTACCCGTTCCGTGTGGCTCTCACCATGGTGGAGTGCGAGGCTGTCGCGCGAGTGCTGCGGGCGCCCGGCGGAGGGCTCTACAAGTATGAGACTGAGGGCACCTACACCTACTCGGTAAATCAGGCTGTAGCTTCCGGCCTCCTGGAGATCACTCAGCGGGATTGGCAGGCGCTCGAGGGCGGCACCGGTGGATGGGGTAGCGCAGCCCCGGTCCTGGACGGGTATGCTCGGAACCGGCGTGGCGGGGAGTGGTCCCCGGATGTGTCGAAGAGATTCTTGATGTCTTTCCGCCCGGCCCCGGTCCCAGATAAGCCTGCCGCCCCTGAGCTGGGGTTGCAGCGGTGGGAGGGGTGGCGTACCACATGGTGACCTTCCGACCTCGCCGCGGCCGCTACCTGGAGAATGGGCCCCACGCCGTGGAAGTCACTGTCGCGATTGTGTCTGAGGGCCGTACCGGGCGTCGTTACACGCCTGGTGAGACGTTCTACGTCGACAAGGTTCTAGTGCAGCCCTCTGCTGGTAACGCGGTGAAGGCTACGGAGAACCGTGCTATCCGCGGTGATCTTACCGATGAGACTACCCTGAATATTATGGGGACTGGCCGGAAGTGGCCGGGCGGGCCTCACTCGTGGGTGAAGATCATTAAGGGCCCCCCGTCGTTGGAGGGGAAGACTTTCCAGCAGGCTGGCGAGCCGCTTACCTATGACGCCTCGCCGATGACGCGTCATTTCAGTGTCCGCTGCGACACCCTGGGGACGGTGGCGAAGTGATCCACGCCTACGACAATAAGCGCATCCATGAGGATATTGCGGAGGTTGTTGCCCGCCAGCCGGAGTTTGCTGCGGCCGCGGCGAAGGTGTTTGCGGAGGTGAAGGCTGCTGCTTCTGCGCATGTCGACTCCGGCGAGCTTTTTGCCTCGTACAGCATGGAGCAGGGGAAGGTGGACTACACGATCGGCCCGTCCACCGACCATGATGCGGCCGCGGAGTTCGGTCACTACGTGTATCAGGATCGCCAGGGGCGGCGCACTGGGCGGGAGGGTGCACGGTATCGCACATGGGTTCCTGGCCTCAACATCCTTCGTGGGGTAGTCCGGGATAATGGGGGCTTCTAGTGGCCTACGTTAATCCGCTCCCGTTCATTTACCGGTACATGAAGGACGCTGCTGCCCGTGGTGTGGGCGAGTGGCCTATCCTCGAGAAGATCGTCTGGCGCACCCACGGTGACGTGGATGACCCAATGAATGAGCTCGTATGCAGGGTGCAGATGACTATTGCGCGCACGCACCCGTCTGGGCCCAGGTTCGCGGCCACCCAGATTCGTGCGCGTCTCTATATGACCGGCCCGGACGGGGATGAAGTTTCTGATGCTTCTGACGCCCTGGTTCAGGCTGTAGATAAGGCTTGGAGGGACGGTATGATTACCTCTGAGGGCTGGGCGACTTACCTGGAGTGGACTCAGCTTCCCACGCCGGAAACGGATATGGGGACCACGGCAGACTACATCAACATGGTTTCGTCCCTTCAGGTGACGGCCAGGAAGGGGGCCTGATGGCTAACCTCGGAAACAGTAAGATTCAGATCGCGGGTAAGGGGCACGTCTACATTGGTAATGTGGACACCGTTGCCCCGAACCTGTGGGGCTACACTTTTGGTGACGGCACCACGCTCGAGGCCGCTGGGTGGACGTGGCTCGGTGACACCTCCAGTGAGAACCTGATTGAGGTGGAGACCGACGGCGGCGACACCTCCACGAAGCGAACCTGGGACCGTCAGGGTGTCCGCTCCACCCGTGAGGACGTCACCAATAAGGTGACCATCAACGCCGTCAACCTCGGTGAGGACGTCATGCGCGTGGCCTTCCCCGGCTCCACCTATGACGCCGAGAAGGGCGGCTGGGATGTTGAGCTGGACAACTCGAGTGAGCGCGCCGTCCTCATTGTCATCGAGGATGGCCTGCTCGTGTCGGGCATGCTGTTCCGCCGCGTGTCCCTGGCCGGTAACCTGCCGTCCCTCTCGCTGGACAACTTCAGTGAGGTGAAGATCTCCGGGACGCTGTTGTCTCCCCCGTCGGGGAAGACTCGCGTCCAGATGCTCGAGCCGCGCACCGTCACCGGTGTTGGCGCAGCGAAGCCGACCATCGCGACCCTGGCCCCTGCCACTGGCGCGGTCGGCGCGAAGGTCACCATCACCGGCACCAACTTCAACGGCGTCCGCGAGGTGAAGTTCGGCGACAAGGTGGCGACCTTCGAGAAGGACTCCGCCACCCAGATCACCACCTATGTGCCGCGCGGCGCTACTGGCTCGGTCAACGTGGTGGTCACCAACAACGTCGGCGCGTCCGACGGGAAGCAGTTCACTGTCAACTGATGATCTCCGTCCGGCCGCCATGTAGGGGTGTGTGGTGGCCGGACGGCAACACCCCATTACGCCCCAGCAGAAGGAGAAGGCAATGGCCTCCACCAAGAATGAAGTCCCCGAGTTCGAGACCCTCGAGGGGCACGAGATCTTCAAGCCCGTTGACACGCTCCGTCCTTCCCAGCGGCTCCGTCTCACCGCGAAGGTGCTGCCCATGGTTGACGACTCAGAAGAGTTCACTGACGCGAACATGACCGTTCTGGCTGACATGACCGAGTTCCTTGAGGACAACGGCTACATCGCCGACCTGGATGCGTGGACCCGCTTCTTCAGTACTCACGGCATCGAGGGGGCTATCACTCTGGCTACCGCTTACGCGGGGGAAGCCACAGGCGCCAAGCAGTAGATGACTACTTCCGGGACAACCCTGATGCCGCCGCGGACTTCTGGGCACTTTACCGCATCGACGTCTACGGCAGCTACAGGGTTCGTCTCGTGGAGTCACTGCTTGAGCGCCTTTCTTACGAGCCCTGGTCACTGTACAGGGCGAAGCAACTGGGTGGGCCGCAGTGGTTCGGCTACTCCGCCGACTCGGAGAGGCTGAATGCCTTGCTTGACGGTCAGCGTCTTCAGACGAAGGCAGCCAGTGGCCGTGGGCGGGCCTATCTGAAGGACTCTGAGATGGCTCCCAGGCCCGGAACTGTTAAGGCGAGTACGGTAGTATCGAGTAAGGATACTGCTGCGATGGCGGCCCTGTTCGGGGCTCTAGGTTGAGAGGTTAGGGGATGGCCGGTAAGGGTATTGTCGGTAAGCTCGGAGTCAAGGTCGTCCCCGACCTCTCTAAGTTCGCTGACGAGCTGAAGAAGAAGCTCCGCCGCATCCAGAAGCAGGTGGGCGACCTCGATGTTGAGGTTAACGCTGAGGTTGATGTTGATGAGGAGTCACTCAAGAAGGCGCAGGAGAAGGTGCGCCGCAGCGACTCCAAGATGCCTGTCGAGCCTGACCTCGATACCGGGTCTCTCACGAAGCTGAAGGCGAAGCTGCGCGACCTGAAGGCTGAGCTCAAGGTTAACCCGAACCTCTCTGAGCAGGACAAGAAGCGGATTGAGCAGAAGCTCGATGATATTCGCACCAACGTCCACCTGAGCACAGACAAGACGGACCTGGCGAAACTGTCCCGCGAGGTGAAGGGCGCGGCCGGGAGCATTAAGGCGCAACTGACGCTCAATAAGCGGTCGGTGGCTGACATTGAGCAGAAGATCAAGTCCCTCAAGGCCCAGATTGATGCTTCCCCGAAGCTAAATAAGGCAGCCAAGGCGGCAATTGAGAAGGACATCAGTAAGCTCCGCTCAGTTGTTGATGTGCACGCTCACCTGTCGGAGGAGCAGAAGAAGAAGCTTAAGCATGAGCTGAATAAGCTTGATGGTAAGGCCACTGTTAATGCTGACCTCGATGACGGCAAGGCCAGGTTTGACCTGAAGCGCCTCACTCGCTCCAGGTGGGTGGATATTAACGTGCGCCTCGGAAAGGCTTCCGTGGCTCGCGTGGCCGCCCAGCTCAAGGCCCTGGCGGGGGGGAACGTCTTTGAGTCGATCGGCCGTAACCTGAATGACTTTCTGCGTAACCTGGATACTGCGTCTGTGAAGATCGGTACTGTCGCCACCCTGATTGGTGGTGCCGTGTCCGTGCTGGGTGCGGGGATGGGTGTCCTGTCCTCCGTGGGTGTGGGTATAGCGAAGGCTACCCCGGCCCTGCTGGCCCTGCCTGGCATCTTTGGTGGCGCCGCCGCTGGGGCTGGCGTCCTAATTGCCGCACTGAAGGATGCGAAGACTGTCCTGGGGGACCTGAGTCCAGCGTTTGAGGGGTTGCAGAAGCAGATCTCGTCCTCGTACTGGGGGCAGGCTGCACAGCCGATCAGGGATTTCGCTAACACTGCGATCAATGAGCTCTCTCCTGCCCTGTCGGCAGTGGCGACGCACCTGGGGTCGATGACTGCGGCGATCGCAACTGCTGCGAGCGGGCACCTGCCTGGCTTCCAGCAGTCCTTGTCCTACCTGTCGCAGGCCCTTAGCCTGGGCTCTACCGGGGCTGCAGCTTTCACTAACGGCCTCCTCACGATGGGTGAGGTTGGCGCTAAGTATCTGCCGAATATTGCCCAGTGGGCCAATGATCTCGCGCTCTCGTTTGAGAAGTGGGCCATTAAGTCCGCCGAGTCCGGGAAGATGGACCAGTCCATCCAGGCTGCGGCGAAAGCGTTCGGCACCCTGAAGGACATTACGGTCGACCTGGGTGGAATTATCGCGGGCCTGTTTAAGGCGATGGCGAACGGGTCGGCGCCGATCGACTCTATCGCTACGGCCCTGGATAGGGCTAATGCCGCGGTTAATGGCCCCTTGTTTCAGTCGACCTTGACATCCTTGTTCTCGTCGATGTCTGTGGCGGCTGGGAAGGCGTTTGAAGGTGTGGGCGCCCTGGGGCAGGCATTTGTGTCCCTGGAGCCGACCCTGAGCAAGATCCTCCCCATGATCGGCGAGACGTTGAAGACTGCCCTTGAGGGTATCGCTACGGCCCTGGAGAACCCGGCCTTCCAGGAGGGGTTGGTGCAGTTCTTCTCAGGGCTGCTGACGGCTGTTCAGGCTCTCGCTCCGGCCATGCCTGCACTGGGTGAGGCGTTCGGGGCGATCGCCACTGTGGCTGGCGCCCTGCTGGCGGCTATCGCACCTCTGGTGGCGCAGCTGGTGGAGCAGCTTGCACCGGTACTGCAGCAGTTGGTCCCGATCCTTACGCCGATTATTGAGCAGCTGGCGTCGGCGCTGATGCCCGTGATTCAGGCGCTCGGTCCGATCTTGTCGGAGCTGTTCGCCGTACTGGGGCCGATTGTCACTGAGCTCCTGGCCGCTATCGTCCCCGCCATCCAGCCGATTGTTGAGGCTATCATGGGGCTGCTGATCCCGGCTTTCCAGCTGATTGGGACTGTGATCCAGGCACTCATGCCGATCGTCATCCCGATTGTCAACATCATCCGGGACACGATCGTCAACATGATGAAGGTGATCCAGGGGGTCATCAATGTCGTCATGGGCATCATCACAGGCAACTGGTCCCAGGCGTGGAACGGGATCAAGCAGATCGGCTCGGGCGTCTGGAACTTCATCAAGTCCGCGTTCAGCAACTTCGGGTCCGCGATCGTGGCGATCGCCCAGGCGGCGTGGAACCTTCTCGGGAGCGTCATCACCGCCGGGTGGAACCTGATCAAGCAGGGAGCGTCCTGGGCGTGGAACGCCATCACGTCCACTATCTCCTCCGGGGTCAACCGGGCCGTCAACTTCGTCAGTAACCTGCCTAATAGCATCAGGAATGTCTTCTCCAGCGCCGGGTCCTGGCTTATGAGCGCCGGTAGGAACGTGATCCAGGGTTTCATTAACGGCCTGAAGTCCATGTACGGCTCAGTGAAGTCCTCACTGGGGGGTCTCACCAATAAGCTGACGTCCTGGAAGGGCCCCGCCCCCGTGGACCGGGTAATCCTTAAGGGCGCAGGCCAGATGGTGATGCAGGGTTTCATTAACGGCCTCGAGTCGCAGTACTCAGCGGTCAGGGACTCCCTCGAGGGCTTCACCAACACCCTGAGCAGGGATGTGGCACCAGAGATCTCGGCCACCGTCTCGGGGAACTACGAGAAGTCGGTGAAGCGCCAGTTCGGCAATATGGACCTCGAGGCCCCTGCGCAGGGTGGTCGCGCATCCGGTGGCACCACGGTCAACATCACCAACAACTACCCGCAGGCGCAGCGGGACTCGAAGACCCGCGATGACGTCGCGGACGCTATCCGCCTGGCCGCGAGCATCTAGGATTAGAGCATGAGCAGTGAGTATCACCTGAATGGGGTAGACCTGGACCAGCCGGGGAAGTGGCGGGTCATGGAGGGCACCCTCCTGCCGGCTGTGCCGGAGCCGCGCCTGACATCCACCGAGGTTCCCTCCAGGAGTGGCGTCATCGACGGGGCGGCCACGAGGTTCGGCACGTTCAAGGTGACTGTCGCGCTCATGGCCGAGGGAGAGGACCGGCCCTCCCTGGATGCGAACTGGCAGGCCCTCATGGCCCGTCTGCGGCTCTCTGGGACCCTGGGGGTGCTCCAGCACCGCCCGGCTGGCGCTAACCCCAGAGAGGCCCGCGTGCGGCTCGTGAGCGTCGCCCAGCCAACGTGGAGGTACGGGGAGTGGGCGATCGACACGACAGTCATATTCGAGGCTGTCGACGGGGTGTGGCGCGACGTGACTCCAGTGGAGGTGACGCTCCCTAACCTCGACGGCCTTGCGGGCGGGTCAGCCCCGATCACTGACGCCCTGCTGAAGCTCGCTCCCACTGCGAACACGTGCACCATCAAGGATGTCACCTCTGGGACGTCACTCACGTGGCGCGGCACCATGGAGGGCGGCCAGAGACTCCTCGTTGACGTGGCCCGCTATGACGCCTGGAGGCAGGTGTCCGAACGGTGGGAGCCCGTTCCTGGGGTTCCTAGCAGGGCGGCGGAGATCAGCATGTCCCCCGAGGGCTTCCAGCTAACCCCCAACAGTGAAGGCAAGATCGTCCTGCAGGTCACCGGCACGGATGGCTCTATCCGGGCGAGGAGGGCTTACTGATGCAGCGCACCTACTTCCCAGGCATGCAGCTCCGCGCGGTCGCCTACGCCATTCAGGGGGACCGCATCGGGGTGGTCCCGGACGTCCTGGAGATGACCGTCACCACCCCGCGTGGCGAGGCGCCTACCCTGTCTCTGTCGTACGCGCCCGGCCCTAACGCTGTCCGTGGCAGTGTCCTTGAGGGTGAGGTTGAGGTTGCTGTTGAGGCCACCTTCGACGGCGACACATGGGAGGAGCTGCCAGACGCCCGGTTCGTCACCCAGAAGACCGAACACAACCTCGTCAATGACGGCACGGACTCCCGCAAGGTTGAGGCCATTCACGTCAGCGACTACATGAAGGAGGCGCTGGTCTGGTCTGTCCCCGAGGCGGCGAAGGACAAGGAAGGCAAGTTCAAGTTCCTGTCCAAGAACGCCGGGGAGATCATCGGTACGGTTTGGCAGGCAGCCACCAAGCGGGGGTGGGGCAGGGGCCTCACCCTGGACGCCACCACCACGACCGACTCCGCCAATCAGCGGTGGGCGAAAGTCGTCACCCTCTACTTCGACCCGTCTATCAGCATCCTTCAGATCGTCGACTCTCTCCGGGATCTGGGAATGATTGACACGGTGTGGCAGGGCCGCACCCTGAAGATCTATAACGCTGACACGACGCAGGCACGGGATCTCACGGCCTCCAGGAGATGGCCCCTGGCAACCACCCTCACTGGGGCCCCGGAGGCTGCGACCTGGGCTGACATGTGCACCGACGTCCTGGTGAAGGGCGAGTCCGGCCGCACGTGGCTCATCCACAATGACACCGCCCCGAAGTCCATGCGGCGCGTCGAGAAGGTCGTAGAGGCTGGCGGCGTTGAGCTCGAGGCCACCGCGAGGCTAGTGGCGGAAGCCACCCTGAAGTCCGGGGCCCATGTCAGGGAGGAGATCAAGCGCGAGTGGGCGGCGCCTGACGTGCACCTGCTGCCGTGGCAGGACTATCGCCTGGGCGACTGGATGATGGTTGAGCGACAGGGCGGCATGGAACGCCTTCAGGTCGCACAGATCAGCGTCACCCAGAAGGAGCAGGTGGTTTCCGGGCACACCACGTTCGGGACGGTCCTGGATAGCCTCCTGGGGAGGCTCACGAAGCGCACGAAGGGCATCGTGGGGCTCGCTACCACGAGCGGTAACGGGGTGCGCCCGAACCCTCCCGTGTCGAAGAACTGGCCTGTCCCACCCCAGGGGCTAACTGGGTCCACTAGGGCTGTGGTCGGCCAGGACGGGTGGCCTACCGCAGTCGTGGAGCTCCAGTGGGGGAAGGTGGATGCCGACGCCATGGGAACGAAGGTGGATGTCACCGGCTATGAGGTCTCATGGCAGAACGTAAAGCTTACTGCGGAGCGCTCCGGCTCGTACGTGACGAAGGGTGCGGAGGCTACCACTGCGGCTATCGCGCCGCTCGAGGTGGGGGTGGAGTACCGGTTCTGGGTGCGGGCCCAGACACAGGATGGCGTGGGGGCATGGTCGCAGCCGCTCATGATCACGACCGCCACGGATGTGACGCCGCCTCCGGTGCCGCCGGTTCCGCGCCTGTCGCAGACTCTCGGTGTGCTTAACGTGGGCTGGCTGATGGTCGGCGAGAACGGGGAGGCCATGCCCGCTGACTTTGCGGGCGCTGAGGTGAGCGTGCAGCTCCCCGGTGTGGCGCCTGGCGTGTTCAGTACTATGCCCGCCCCGGTGCAGCGGATCTCCTTGGCCGGGTTGGAGATGCGCGAGTATGAGGTGTGTATGCGCACCTATGACCGTGCCGGGAACAGGTCGGCCTGGGGTAGGGCTGCGACTATCACGCTGAAGCAGAATATCGACGCTGACGCTATCGCGAAGCAGGTCGAGGACCGACTCAAGGGTAGTGACGCCATGCAGCAGGCGGCCCGCGAGGGCACTTTGAAGGAGATGCGTCATCTGACGGATGCGATGACTCAGGTGGCTACGAACCTTGTCTCGTCTGGACCTGTGCCGCCGGACAGTGGGACAATTGGCTCTAGCATGTGGATTGCCCCTGATGGGCGCATCTTCGTCCTTAGGGCGGAAGGAGACAGGTAGTGCAGCCTTACAGTGCAGCGAAACAGTGGAGGGACGGCTTCGGTGCGAACGAGACCCGCATCACCGCGGCCGACCTGACGCACATTGAGGACGGGATCAGTGCCGCCACCCAGGGGGTGACCAACCTAGAGACGAAGGTTGACGGCCAGCCCGCTGAGATCATGAAGCAGGTCCAGTCGATCGCTGAGGGTATCAAGACTCTCGTGAACAAGGTGACGCCGATCGGCACGATCATGATGTATGGTGCGGAGCGAGACCCGGAGGGGTGGATGCGCTGCGATGGTCGCCTCCTTGACCGGAACACTTACGCGAAGCTGTACTCCGTGATTGGTCTCACCTACGGGTCTACCACTGTCAGTAACTTCCGTATCCCCGACATTCGAGAGCGGTCCGTTGTCGGCTCTGGCGACGGCAGTAAGTACAATATCGGCAACAAGGGTGGTAACACGACCATCACCCTGTCTATTAACCAGATGCCCGCACACACTCACGAGATCGGTGAGGTTGAGGACAGTCAGCGTCGCTTCCAGTCCCGGACATCCGGGCAGGACATCGGTATCGGCTCGAGCGGGTACACCTACCTGACCTCTACCGGCAACAATTCCGGCGGCCGCAGCCCCATCGCAACATCAGTCGGCGGGTCGCAGCCGATCGACGTGAGGTCACCCTACTTCGGCCTCCCCTTCATCATTAGGGTGTCCTGATGCCTGGGCCCACTAAGCCATTCCTCTCCCCTGGGGGGGCGCGGGGTGGCCAGTATGTGACCGTCCCGGCGTTCGCCTCCCCCGGGCACTCATCCCCGTCGAACACTAGGGACGCCCCTGGTTCGACGATCGTCTACTCGCCGAAGGGGTGGCGGTGGGAGGAGGCTGGGGATGACTACTCCAAGACGGTCTCCAAGCTCACGGCCGCCACGATGGAGTCAACTGTTCGCCGCATCAAGACGTCCATGGGTGAGGTGTTCTACATTCGTGGCACCGCGGACACTCGCCCCCCGTTTAATGGGGCTTCTGTCGGCGACACGTGCCGTGTCCAGGATGCCCAGACCCTCGACATCGTCGCGGAGTGGAAGTGGGATGGCGCTACCTGGGAGCGCATGCGGGTCACGAGCGAGCAGATCAGCAACCTCGACGTGGGGAAACTGACCGCAGGCGCAGCCAACATCGCCGAGATCACGGCCCGGAAGATCGCCTCCGACGTCGGCCGCTTCCTGGAGATCACCACCGACCAGCTGACCGTCACCGGTAACGCCTCCTTCGTGAACGCGACCGCCCACCACGTGTGGAGCGCAATCGTGACCGCCGGAGAGGGAGAGTTCGAACGGATCAAAGCCGGAATGCTGGACGCCAACTCAGTGAACGCCTCCAACATTCAGGGTGGCGCGATCGACGGGCAGGTGATCACCGGAGCCACATTCCAGACATCCAAGCGAAACAATGAAGGCATCAAGATAGACCCGTGGGGCTTCCGTGCATACAAGCCCAATAGCAGCAGGGTGGCATTCTCCGTTAATGCCGCCACAGGCAGCGTGTATGTTGACGGGGACGTGGGCATCACCGACTCCTGGTCCAAAGCTCGATTCGTGGACATCATCGAGCAGCTATCTGGCAACGATGTGGGCCAGCGAGGCGACCGCTGGGGTGTTGGCCTGGAGATGAACAAGATCTCCGCGCCCTACAAGTACTCCGCCCTGGTCACATTCAAGGAGGACCCCACCAACCGAGGCGGGATCCTGTACTTCCAGGCCCCGTCCAACTCGGACAACGGCACCCCGAACATGCGCCTGTCCACTAGCGGGCTCCAGGTGTACGGCGGAAAAACCGTCGCATGGAGCATGAGCGCGTCCAACTCGGGGTTCTCCGGCGGGGCCGCCGGCAAGGCGTCGATCTCGGTCAACAACTTCTCGTCGTCAATCGGCATGAACGGGGACATCCCCTTCGAGGTCCGGGGGGATGCCCTCCACCTCAAGGTTGTGGGGAATACCTGGAGGGGTTTCTGGGCGTATAACAAAGCCACCGTTATGGGGTGGGCGAAAGACAAGCAGGCTGTTGTGGACGACAACGGCTTCCGCGCCGTGGGCGGGAAGACGTTCGTCATGCGCGTCCCGGGGGAGTGGCAGAAGCGGAAGAAGATGCTTCAGCACTGCTGTACTGAGTCGCCGTATGATGGTCTAGAGTACTGGGAGAACGTCACCCTCGACGCTGACGGGCGTGCCACGTGGGTGCTGCCTGACTATATTCCGAAGATCGCCTCCCCCGCGGCGCCCTGGGTGGTGCTTACGTCTTCGTCTGCGACAGCGGCACTCAATCGTACTGGGTATGGGGTTGATGCCTCCCCATGGAGCGTGGACGTCCGGGGAACTCCTGGGGAAATCGTGTCCGTCCTTGTAAAGGGCGCCCGCCAGATCGACGACTGGGACCCGGACACCGATGTCGTTAACCTCCGCGATAGATCACTAGAATCGGTATGGGTTGCCCCCCTACCCCCGCCGCCAGACATGGAGGACATTCCTCGCGACGAATGGGGCGTACCGATCCCGCCTAAGGACTTCCAACCTTAAGGAGATAGTAATGGAAACGCAGAGCACGCAAGTTGACGCGCTCGCCGTGATCGACGCGCTGACGATGGAGATCGCCGCCCTGACCCGCAGGGCCGTAGTGGCTGAGCAGCAGGTGGCGGCCCTCATGGCCGAGAAGAACGAGAGCAAGGAGAGCAAGTGAGCGTAGGATCCGTAACTGCTGAGATCGCTCGCCGCATCTGTGACAGCGAGAACGTCGGCTACAGCCAGCCCGAGCGCCGGTCATGGTACGCCGCGGCCGACGCCCACGGCCGGGTGTCCAGCCCGCAGAACGCGGACTGCTCATCCCTGGCATGTGGAGCCATCTCCTATGGCATCCACCACACCTACGGGGTGCCGTGGGGCCACGCCGCGTTGCTCGAAATTAACGACTTCTGGACCGGCAACATGCGCCAGGGTATGGAGTCGCATGGCTTCAATGAGGTCCCGTGGAATGACTCGGACCTCACCCCCACCGGCGGCTTCCAGGTTGGCGACATCATCCTGTCGGCCGCGAACGAGGGTGGCGTCGGCCACGTCGTGATCGCCGTTGAGAGTGGCGGTGACCCTCTCGTTTCTGAGGCGTGGATCGCCGAGGATGGAAGTATCGACGGCTACGCAGGCGACAGTACCGGCAGTGAGACACGCACCGTCCGCTACAGCAGCCATCCGCACACTCAGCGCGGCTCGTGGACGTCCTGCCACCGGTTCAGTGAGGCGAAGTTCTTCCAGCAGTGGCCACAGTTCAAGGGCGGCGCACAGCCCGCCCCGGCTAAGCCCTCCCCCGCCCCCCAGGGCGCGCCGCAGCACGCCCATGGGATCGACGTCTCCAGCCACCAGGCGGGCCTGAACATCCCCGCCATCTGGGCTGACTTCGTGATCGTGAAGGCCAGCGAGGATGATGATTACGTCAACCCGCACATGGTCTCCCAGGCTAACGCCACACTGGGGGCTTCGAAGCGTCTCGGCTTCTACCACTTTGCCCGTCCCGGTGACGCGGCGGCCCAGGCTCGAATGTTCGTCGCTACCGTCGGGTCGTTCCGCAGCAAGGCCACCCTGTGGCTGGACTGGGAGGACAATGCCGCGCCGCAGGGGCCAGGCTGGGCGAAGGCCTTCCTGGACACTGTGAAGCAGCTGACGGGTTCTACGCCGGGCATCTACATGAACGGGTCCGCGGTCAATGGCTACGACTGGACTGCCGTGGCCGCCCAGTACCCGCTGTGGTATGCGGGCGGCCCAGAATACTCAGACTACGGTCGCCCCTACTCAGACCCGACCGTTCCGAGCGTCCCTTTCTGGGGGCAACCCTTGATTCACCAGTACACCGAGGACGGCAGCCTGCCGGGCTACTCCGGCTCGCTGGACCTGAACCGGCTGCGCGACCGTGGCGCGTGGGACCGAATGATCAACGGCCAGGCTCCAGCGCCCGCCCCGTCCCCGTCGGGGCAGTCGGGGAACCTGGTCGTGGACGGCGAGTATGGCCCCGCCACCGTGAGCAAGCTCATCCAGGTGTTCGCCCCCGGATACTCTGAGGTGTACGCCATCGCCAACCTGAGGCGCTACCTCAACAAGACCGTACCCGAGGCATCCCAGAAGCAGCTCACCGGCTCCGGGCGACTCCCCGAGGACAGGGGATGGGACTCGCAGGCGATCAAGGTGTTCCAGTACTGGGCGTGGTGCTGGGTGCGCCCCGTCGCTGGTTCCACGTGGAACCAGTTCGCCCCCGGCTGGAGCTTCGGCGACTACATTGACGGCGAGGCCGGGGAGGCCACCTGGGCGGCCCTTCAGGAGGCCCTGAACCGTTCGAGACCGGGCTCATTCCGGCTGATGTGACCGCGAACCGCGGGCGACGGTAGACTAGAGGGTAGGGCGGAAGTCCTGCCCTCTAGTGTCATGTGGAAGGGGTTTCATGAGCGTTTACGCTTCTCCCTCATTCTGGTCCGGCCTCGGCGACCGCGCCATCAAGACCTTCGCCCAGTCTCTTCTGGCTGCCGTCACTGTTGGTGTAGGCGTCCTCGACCTGGACTGGAAGGGCGCCCTTGGTATTGCGGCCACCGCGGTTATCGCCAGTGTCCTGACTTCCTTCGCGGACCCGAAGGAGGCTGATAAGGCGGTCGCTACCGCTGAGCCCGAGTACACTCCCCGCCACGCGAGCTGAGTGAGCGGTGCAACCAGTAGAGAGCGCCCTGCCGATAGGGCAGATCCTCACATCACCTGACTTGATTGCGGCCACGGTCGCCCTACTGGCTGCACTGGTGGCTCGCCTGACAAGCAAGCTGAAGAGCCAGCAGAAGCTTACTGAGGAGCGCATGGACCGCATGAGTGTCCATGTCGCGAGGGCTGCGGACGCCGCCGAATCCGCCTCGGAAGGGGTGCACAATAACCACGCCGTCAACCTGCGAGATGACCTTGATATGCGATTCGATGACCTGACTAAGAAGATGGATGTTCTCGCTGACGCCGTGGGCGCGCTCAGGGAGAGTGTTGCCGATCAGTCGCGCCGCATTCAGGGGCTCGAGGGGCAGGTTGAGGGTGTCCGCAATGATGCCAGGGCCGATCGGACTCACGTGTATAATGAGATCAATTCGATGCATAGCCGCATCGACAGAATAAAGAACAAGGCGTAGCTAACACGGGAGGATTCATGACTTTTGGGTACGCCTCTATTACTGGGCGAATAATCGGCCCTGATGGGCTAGGGCGGGCGGGCAGCGTGGAATTCATTCCGCTCGACCAGTATGTTGGGGCCGAGGAGTCGGGCCGACGGATCCTGTTGGCACACTATGCCGTGGGGCGGCTGACTGCTAACGGCTATCTCGTTGACCATGGAGAGGAAAGGTCGTTCAGGGTCGTCGCCCCTGAGTCTCTGCCTCAAGGTGATCGTAACTACCGTGTGGTGATTGATGTCCCTGGCGCGCCCGGCGGTCGGCGGGAGTATCTGGCCGCCATTACTGCTGGCACTGTCGTCGACTTAGCAGATATTGTTGCGGGCCGCAGGGTGGAGGATCCGTCATCCTCTCGTGTGCGCGACATGGGCCAGGGTCTCTTGGAGGCAATCAACCCAAACGATGTCGTCGAAGTGGGCGACGGACTCTTAGCGTGGAAGGAAGGGATCAATGACTGACCGCACATGGTACAGCAAGTCGAAGGCGGACGAGGTTTTCGCTACGAAGGAGGAAGTGAGATCTCGGCCTTCGCCTGACCTGTCCGCCTATGCAACTAAGGCTGAGGTGATCGGGGCGGATGATGAGCTCAAGGCGCGCATTGACGGACTGTCGTCCTCAGTTGCTACGAAGGCGGAGCTCGCTGCCTATGCGAAGATCTCCGACGTTGCCTCCACCTATGCAACAAAGGAGGCCCTGGCTCAGGCCCAGTTGGGTGGCGGAGGTCAGGCGCCTGACCTGTCCGCATACCTGACTCGATCGGATGCGTCCAGCACGTACGTCACTAAGGCCGATGCGCAGGCGACCTACCCCACTAAGTCAGAGGTGTCCGCGACTTACGCAACGAAGGCCGAACTGTCGCAGGCCGGAGGGAACTCCCCCTCGACAGCCGGGGCACCTCTCGCTGCACTCCCGCTCCGTGCCGGACAGGGAGTCCCTGCGGTCGGGTTCTTCGGAGATTCCTGGAGCACAGAGTCGATGATGGGGGCGGGCTTCAACTTGCCCGCTACTACCTCGCGTCTGCTTGGATGTGTCCCGGTTGTCTCCTCGGTGGATGGCTCGGGCTTCGCGCACTCAGTAAGTGGCAATGACGCATTCGAAGTGGATGCCCGCGTGAATGCAGTCTGCGCGGCCGCACCGAATCTGATTGTGACTGTCGGCTCGCTGAACTCTGACAAGGTGATCGAGAACGGCAATACCGACGGATCAAACATCACGCAGGCCGTCAAGACATTCATTGAGAAAGTGCGGGCGAGACTACCGCAGGTCCCGATCGTCGTAGTGGGCGCTGAGCCTTCCTCGGTCGCCCGCCTGATTTCTAGCCCCTCTCACATCAACGTTAAGGCCGCTAAGGCGGGGGTTGAGGCTGCCGGGGGGATTTCTGCGGGAGTAGCCTTCGTAGACTGGATGGGTGTCGCCGACAGGCAGGCGGTGCCGTGGAGTGATGGCCGCCAGTGCGCTGAGGGAGATGTCGTAGTGTACGGCGGTGTTGCCTACCGGGTAACCCGCGCCTGGTCGCCGGAGGTGGGGCAGACTCCGCTCACGGCCGGAGCTCCGACGGTGCAGGTGTCAGACGTCCTGTCTGGCACCGGCAATGAGGGGAACAAGAAGGGTGATGGCACTCGCGACACACTCCTGATGAGTGATGACACGCATCCGACGAAGATCGGGGCGATCGCCTTCGGGGCCGCGCTCGCGAAGCACGTTGGCGACGCGGTGGCCGCCCTGTCGCCCTGGATCAAGGCGCAGGGTCCGGTAGTTCCCGCGCCTTCGGCTACCCCGCCGTCTCCTCGGCCTCCAGCTCCTAAGGGTCTGCCTATCATGGCGTGGATGCCTTCCGGGTGGGGGCAGCCTGGCCGGGCCATCTACAGCAAGGCAGAGGTCGACGCTATTGCAGCTCTCAAGCCGGATAAGGTCGCGCTGACGATTCAGGCCACCGCAGACCCGGATGACGCCGCGGTGGCGATCGCCATGAGCGCCCCCCAGGGCGGTAAGGAGATTGGGCAGTACGGGCTCGCCACGCTCCGCAGGGACGGCAACGACGTTGCTGGCATGGTTGAGGCCATGGATGCCCTGGAGGCCGCCGGGATCGAGGTTATGCCGTACATTCTCAACGGCAAGGTCGACAACTCGGCCACTTACTACAGGTCCTCGGATGGCAAGCTGCTGCCTCTGATCGCTGCCCGCCCGAAGGCCCCGTACGTGGCGATCCACTACCGTGGCCAGAACCGACTTCGCGAGATCATGACGACGGACTACACCACGTTTAAGCGGGCGTCCGACAATACGGACGGGCCCGCGGACTGGCAGGTCTCGGACGTCAAGAACGCCAGTATCGGCATCCTCGGCCCAAACGCTGGTGCGCCCGGATGGGGAGCCGCCAAGACGGCATTCCCTGAGGGTGTGTGGGCCGTGGTCTCCAGTAAGGACGAGCAGTCAACAGCTGAGAGCTTGGCGAAGGCGGCCGGTGTGACCATTCTCGGGTGGGCTGTTCCGACGCCGGAGGCTCTTGCCGCGATCAAGGGCTAATGTCGCCGCCCTGAGGGGCTCTAAGATTTCGGGAGATACTGACAAGCCCCCCGCTTGTAGCCGGCTTGGTACAAGTGGGGGGCTTGCCGTGTCAGGAGTAGAGCTCCCAGGCGGAGGCGTTCCCTCCCTGGGCCTCGAAGGTGAGGATTGCGGGCTTGGTGGAGTCCCCGCTGATGTTGGTCCACCAGTCCGAGCCTCGGTCGGCCGACGGGCAGGAGATGATCCACCGGGAGTCGCCTACCTGACGGACACCGAAGTTATGCCAGTGCCCGTGCACTAGGATCCTGGCGTCGTAGAGGCCACTCCTACGGTCGAACGCGAGGTCCCTGAACCATCCGGGCACCTTGCTCTGCGAGCCCGCCAGGTGGCCGTGTGTGAAGCCTATGCGGGTGCCGTCCGCGGCGTCCACGGTGACAGCCTCCTCCCACTTCTCAGGACGGTGGAAGGTGACGTGCTCATATCCTGGGCGGCCAGCGATGATGTCCTCAATGTTGTGGGAGATCATGATGCCGAAGTCGTCGTCCGGGGCGTTGGCCCGGCTGTTCTTGCCGGTGCCGGTCCTCACGGCGCAGTGGTTGGATGGGACGGCCACGTAGTACAGGGACTCACACAGTGGGGCGAGGGCGTGTACGGCTTCGGTGTAGAGGCGCTGCACGGTGCGGATCTGGTCGGTTAGGGAGAGGTCGTTGGTCTGGGCCTGAGCGGCGACGTTCCAGAAGCCCTCGGTGCTATCACCGACGTCTGCGATGATGATGCGCTTGTAAGGGTCACGGAAGCGAATGTCGTCCGCGATGTCCTTGATCGCCCGGCGTACGAGACGGACCGTATCCTCGGTGCCGCCGCCGCTGCCCTGCTTCCCAAGCTGATAATCCGCCATGCAGACCACGAGGGTGTCCTCATCGTCCTTTACGATCGGGGCGGGCTTCGACAGGAGAGGCTTCCGGAAGACCAGCTCCAGGTCCTCATAGGAGAGGCGCCTGGCTTCAGCCATCTCGACTTCCCCTGGCTTCCAGGTGATCTTCTCATAGGAGCCGTCGGGGAGGCGTATGGTCTTCCCCCGCTGGACGATTGCGTCAACGGGGACGTCGCTGAAGAATGCGTCGTTCCCCTCGTTGGGGGCGCCGCGTCTCTTGAGCTTGGCGCAGTGGCGCCTCACGGTCGCCTTGGAGGTGTTGTGCTTCTCGGCGAGCTCAACATTCGTGAGCCGCTGGTCCTCCGGGAGGAGGTCGTTCTCGATGATCGCTTCATCAAGGGGGGTCATGCGTGTAGTGTCTTTCTGTCCTTGGGTGCGACTGCGGCCCAGGGGGACTTTTGGTCAACCCCTGGGCCGCGCACATACCCACTCACCGAACGGAGTGCTCGTATTCTATCACGCCTACGAGGGCCTTGCAAAGACTGACGGGGACGTATGCGGTTCCGTAACCCTGTTTCTTCCATCGCCATGTGAGGTATTTGGCGTAGGGGCGCCATGTGCACTGGGCTGCGATGAACCTGCCTTGTGCGACATAAGGATCCTTGGTGGTCACTGCTTCTCCTTGTGCTGCGAGCACAGGCAGTGCCCTTCTGGGGTGAGCTCAAAGTCCCACCCGTAAGAGTGGAGGGTTTCGACCATCTCGCGTTGATTGTCCTCGTATGCGCTGCCTGGCTTGATGGTGATTGAGGCTCGCTTGCCGCAGTGGCCGCACTTCACTGTGGCCTGCTTGGTGTTGGTTAACAGGTCGTACGCCTGGTAAATGGTGGTCATTTGTTTCTCCTGCACGCCCCACAGAGGGCGGTTTCGGTCCCGACTTTCCAGCCGAGGGTTCGGGCGGTGGTCTTGATGGTTGATTCGACGGCCACCCATGGTTTTGTCCTTGGGTGGACTTGCTCGATGTGGGCCGTTCCGCAGTGGGCGCATGTGATGTGGGCGCGCCACTGTGGCCCGTTGGCTTTGATGTCTACCATTCGGGTCCTCCAAGGATGCTGTAGTGGGCGGGGTCGGAGATTGTTGAGGGGGAGATGTGCTTGAGGGTTGGGTCCTCCTGGGCTCGGGCGTCCAGCTCGATGGCGTTGATGGATTTCTGCCACCACAGGAGGCCGAGGATGATGCGAGCCCATTCTCTGTTCAGGTCTTCGATGGTCCCGTGCCAGGTTTGCTCATAGTCTTTGAGGGTGGCCTTCACTGTCACGCCTTCAGGGGTGACTTCCAGGGACCAGTCCCCGTATCGGGCGCGGGTTTTCATGTCTACCCCCCCAGACCCAGAGGCCCCTCTTAGAGCCGACCAGCTCCAGGCCCGCTGTTGGGCGGATGGCTGATGCGGATAGCGCAAGGTCTTTGCGTTGCTTGTCGGTCAGGGCGGGAAGGCTCTTAGTGACCATGATTGTGCTCTTTCTGTGTCGGTGTGGGCGGCGGCCCATTGCTCGTAGTGTTCGGCGCCTGGGCCGCCGTAGGCGGGGTGCGTGACGGCCGCTACCTCATCGAGGATGAGCCAGCAGTCTGGGCAGTACCGGAGGGACCAGTGGTAGGTTCCGTCCTTCCAGGTGTCCCTCCGGTACATGAGCCCTTGCCTGATTGTGGTGAAGCAGGCGTCGCAGATGACTTGTCCCCTCGAGTGGGGGTGGGTCGTCTTGCGTTTCAGCTCCACATTAGAATGGGGCGCCCGCGTTGGCCCAGGGGTCGCCCTGCTGGCCGCCCTGCGGGGCGTTGAATGATGCCTGCTGCTGGGTGGTGTTCTTGCGGGGGACGACGCCGCGGAAGCGAGGGAAGCGTATCTCCAGGCTGGTGCGCCGCTGGCCGTCGTTGCCTTCCCAGCCGCGCTGAATGAGTACGCCGCTGACGGTTACCTTGTCGCCTTTCTTGAGGGTGTCTGCGAGGTGGCCGTACTGCTCACCCCAGAAGGAGGCGGTGACCCACAGGGGATCCCCGTCGTCTTCCCAGTTGCCGGCCTGGTCCTTGCGGGAGGCGGTGGCGGCGATGCGTAGCTCGGTGACCTGCTTGCCGCTCTGGGTGTACCGGACTTCGGGGTCCTGGCCGAGGTTTCCTTCGACGATGATGTCTGCCGCCATGGCTAGTTGGCCTTTCGGATGGGGTTGAAGAGGTTCTTGATGTCGTGCTCTTGCACGTAGATGACGGGGTTTCCGAGGAAGCGGAATGTGGGGATCTTGTGTGTCTTGATGTGCCTGTCGAGGGTTCGGCGTGTGATGCCGAGCGTGTTGGCTGCCTCGTTCTTGGTGAGGTAGCCGGGGATGGTTTTCATTGGTGTCCTTTCAGGAGTTTGGTGAGGTCTCCGAGCGTCATTGTAGCCCATTGCTGGTCAGGCTTTGCGACTCCGTGCCGCTTGTGGACAACAATACCCACGATGGCGCCAGCGTTCTCTGCCTCGACCTGTGCTTCGCGAACCCACTTCGGCAGGTCCGTGCGGGCGACATCCTTGCATTCGATGACAATCTTGTGCTCGCCCATGCGAACGTTGGCGATGTCACCCTTGTCTTTGGCCCCGGCCTTGGGGGCGCGATCGATCCTGTCATCAGCCAACTCCTCTGCAAGATAGTCGGCGACTACTCTCTCAAACCGCGCCCCTGCGGCCTTGGCGCTTTTACGCGTCCTCGCCACAGGCTTGCCTAGCTCGATCTGCGGCGCTGTTGTAGGCGCGACGCCACCTGTCTGCAGCGTTCCTGGCGGCCTGGGCCTCGAGCTCGTAGTACTCGCGAGTGCCACGCTCATGGGCCCAGGCAGCCAGGGCGGCGAGCGCAACAATGATGGTTGCTCCGAGTGCGAAGCTCATTCCTCCCCCTTTTCGATCAGCTCAGCAAGCCATGCGAGAGCGTAGTGGGCGATCGTGAGTAGGTTCTGTTTCCTGCTTTTTGTCAGACCGTCATCGATGTCTCTGGCGACATCCCCGGCAATGTTCGCCATGATGGTGAACCCACCCCAATCGGGGTCAGAGTCGACGCGCCCCCTAACCTCATCGAGTGAGCCGCCGGTAATGGAAAGGGCGTTCGCCCACGTGGTGCACACGCAGACGATCGTCGCAAGTGTTTGCGCCTTATACTTCGCCCCCTGGAGGGTTGCCAGCGCCCCCAGCAATAGCGCCAACCTCTCCTCCTGCCGGGGGTGGTCAAGATTAGAGGGCAAGTCGCCAAGGACCTTGACCTTGGCTACAGCCTGGTCGAGGGCGCTGGGCTCGTTGGGGGGCAGGTAGGAGGTGACCTGCTGGATAGCAGCGAACTGAGCGAATGGCAACTCAACACCAAGGAACACATCCCGTAGGCGCTTGAGTGCAGCGGTGGAGACGGCCTCAACCTCCTCCCATTCCTCAATTTCATCACCATCCCATCCTTCCACAAGATGCAGGCCGTAGCCTCGGTATGCGTTAACCGCGTTTCCCTTGATGGCGACAACATCCTTTAATTCACAGCCGTCAGCAGATCCTTTGGCGGTGCGGATGAGGGGCGCCGTGGGCCAGTTAGTCATGGCTGTTCTCCTTAGGGGTGTAGACGATGGTATAGGGGGCGAGGATCGGGTGAAGCTCGCTGCGCTTGCCCTGGGCGACATCTTTGACCAGCCGCCACCAGCCACCCATAGGGATCATGAACATGTTCGTTCTCCTTCGTTCGTGAGTGTGTACGTGTTTCCGTCCCAGTACCGCACTGGGATGGTGGCGGGGTCCTCCCACCATGCAACACCGTAGCCATCCTGTTTGGCTTCCTCTCGGTGCTGCTCGATGTACCCGTGGCAGCCCCTTACCCCGTCCCCGCAGAGGAGGATGAGGTTAGCGGGACTGTTGATGGATGGGTCCTTGGTGCCGCCCATGCCTCGGGGCTTCCTGTGCTGGATGCTTGCGGCGTAGGTGGCGATATGGCGGCCGCAGCGGGCACACCGGTACTGGTCCCTCTCAAACACGGCCTCCCTTGTTTCCTGGGAGGGCCCTGTTTTCCTGGGAGACCCCTTCCGGCGCGCCCACCTTGCGCGGGACTGGCTCACTCCGCGCCCTCAATCTCAATGAGGCTGATATCCCCAATGGCAATGAGCTCCCGGATGACCCCCTCCTGGGCAGGAGAGACGCGGGCCGAAATCCTAGGGTCGGGCGTCACGAGCTCAACCCCGTCGGGGATCTCCCCCGTCTGCTTGATGAACCCGTCCAGGGCGGCTTTCGCCGTAAACCACGGGGCGGGGACCCGATGGATGGCGTCGGGCTTGTTCCGCTCGAGCCACCTGACTAGGGCCTGCTCATCCGTCACCTGATAGGCGGGGGTGGCGGTGGTGACGCTGATGGCGCCCACCTGCTCCCCGTTGACCGTGGCATACGAACGGTCTCCTGGGGCCATCACCTCCATGAGCTCATTGAGGGCTTTCTTCTTCTCCTGGGAGGCCACTTTCGCAACGTGCGCTGCGATGGCGGCCCTGCGGAGCGCGTTCTCCTTGTTCACTGTGCCTTCCCTGCCCCGTAGTTGTTCTGTAGCCATGCGCGAAGCATGTCGGGGACGGCTTTCCCCCCGGCGGCGAAGTACTCCTCACGCACCTTGTCCCCGTTTAGCTGGTGGGCGGCGCAGAATCCGTCGAGGATCATGCCGCACTGCTCGGCCGCTGTCCTGTTGGGAACCTCCTTTTCTGCTGGGAGGGGGGTGTCGCCGCTGGTGCCCCTATTCTGTTGGGAACCCCCTATTCTGTTGGGAACCCCCCTTTCGAAGGACTCCCCATCCGGGTCGGGCTCATCTGTGGGGATGGTGAGCGCTTGGAGCAGGAATGTCCGGTAGGCGACGCTCATTGCTTTCGCGATCGCCTTGTCCCCGAAGTCCATCGCCTCGGCCGCAACCCTGCCGTGGATACTGTCGCCGCCAGGGCCGTAGACCCTATAGGTGACCTTGACGACTACCTCGGCGGTCTGCTTTCCGTTGGCTGTGGTGCCGTTTGATCGGTGCACGTCCACGTCCTCGGGGAGGATGGTTACTCCGTACTTGCGCAGTGCGGGGCCGACTGCGTTCATTACTGCGTCGATGCCCCTGAAGTTGAATCTCTGTGCTTGGTTCTTGCTGTCTTTCTTGACTGCTTGGACGTCCCCCATGACCTTGTTTAGGGCTTGGTGGACTGTTGGGGTGTCTGCCATGGCTTCCTTCCTTTCTTGGGAACCCCCTATCTGGGGTACGTGTACGGGCGGTACGGGCGAAGCACGTACAGGTACTCACTGAGACGCTTGAGCTCAGTACCGAGCAGCCTGCGGTCGCCGCCGCTGCGGTGCCACCACGGGCCGCGCTTGACCCACTCCATGTCGTCTTGGTCGTAGACGGCTTCCCCGTCCTGGAGGCGCCGCATCTCCCCGTAGGTGATCACGGCATGCTCCATCGGCTCACTCAGTGCCATTGCGCTCCTCCTGGCTGATCGCCCTGTCGAGGTAGGCGCGCGCCTTGCGCAGATCGACGATTCGACTGGAGGCGTCACCCTTGCGGCCTAGGCGGGTGAGGTACTTCAGCGCGTTCCACACGCGCGGGTCATCGGGGGCGATGGCGTCCAGGACATCCCATGACTGAAGGTCGACTGTGCGCTCCGGCCCTCCCTGGGCGGCAATCGCGCCACCTAGCCACGTGTAATGCTCGGGCGAATCCACATCACCCCCCCCTGCCTCGAGGCCATCAGAGTCAGCTTCAACATCCCACCCGTAGGGGGCGCCGATACTCCTGATCGTATCCACGTCACTAGCGCTACAGCCCACGAGCGTGACCCTGCCTCCAGGAATGTCTGTCCCGCACGTGTGGAACACCATGGGCCCGGCGCCCACGATGTGCAGGTGGCCTCCAGCGAGCCGCACGCAGGCCTCGCTAGTTGAGGCGATAGAGAGTAAGCCACCAGGGTGCACCCAGTAGTCCAGGGGTGGGGTGTCGGCTGGGATGGGGACATCCCCCAGGACGTGGATGGTGTCCTTCAGGGAGGCGCCCTCCTCGATGGCTCGCGCCAGATCTGTGTACCGGTATACGCGGTGCGTGTTCATATCTTCTCCTTTCCAGACCCCGCACTGTGCGGGCATCTATGGGCCGCCTGGACCACTGGTAGATCAGCCCAAGCCCCTATGGATCGAAGTAGCGGGGTCGGGTCCAGGCGACTCATAGACGGGCAGGCTGTGTCGACTACGCGGCGCCGGAGCGGTGCGTGCGGTGTCTGCCGTCTATGGGCGTTTCTCTGTGTAGTTCTCAACCTGCGTGCGCAAGCGTTATTCAGCAGCTGTCTGCGTTTCTGCTGCGCTGTCCTCCAGGCGAGGCGGCGGGCCACTATCGCTAGTGGCTCACCGTCCTTCCTAGGTGTGGGTCGACGACGGGGCGGCCGTGTAGATCTCGGGGTAGTAGATGCAGTGGACGTGCAGGCGCGCCATGGTGGAGCGCCCGGCGATTGGTCAACGAGAGACGGGGATGTCGCTAAGCTCGAGCAGGTCGAGCGTGCTCTAAGGGCGGCGGCGGGCGCGCTCGGCAATGGTGCTCATGATGGTGTTCCTTTCAGGGGGTTGGGTTGGTGTTCGTGCCCCCGGCCGGAGTTGAACCGGCCGTGCGACCATCGGGGCTACCTGTGTTCAGGAGATCGCGTATAGGACGGCGGCTGCAACGTCGCTCATTGCCCACTGCGTCGTGTCCTCGGCGGTCTCAACGTCGATGACGCGGACAGGGGACTCCTGGTCCCAGTCCCCGACAATGGCGATGCGCTCAGTGATGCAGGACTCCACCTTGGTGAATCGGGCACCGTGAGTGATGTGCACGTCTTCATTGAGGAACTCGACGATGTTCTCCCAGTGGTCCCCGCCGAAGTCGCTGGCCCCGCAAAGGGCCTGCCACGCCTCATCTGGATTGCTGTAGGCCAGCTGGGTCGAAGTCAGGGCGGCGTCGAGGTTAGACATGGCGAAGGGCTGGCGAAGTAGCTCGTGCTCCGTGACGGCGAATCGGTCCGCCTCATTGATCCCAGCTGAGATAGTGACGTCGCTACCGCCGTAGGTGAGGCACATCTCAACCTCACCGCCGAACACGGTGACCTCAAAGTCGCCGATGTAACCCAACTCCCAGGCGCGGCGGGCGAGCGGGAAAGCCAGGAGTGCGGCGGCCTTGTCGGCGTCGCTGGTGATGGCGACCATCTCAGTGCCGTTCAGGATAGTGCCGGCAGGGCGGTACGCGTCCTCTGCGATCTCGAGGTGAATGTTTCCAACACTGAGACCCTCGGTGGTCTCGCGGTAGTCGATGCCCCATTCGGTCAGCTGGGCGGCGGCGGTGGCGATGTAGCCGGTGACGGCCATTGGTTCGATCCTTTCTGGTGGGGCGGTTGCCCCGTGGCTGATGCCCCAACTATAGCCACACCGAGACAGGTGGAGTCAAACCGAAGATGACATCAATTTGCGTGACCTACGTCATCGAACACATGTTCGACAACCCTGCCCCCTCGCGCGAAACGACCACCTCGACGCGCACCCCCACCATCCCTACGCGCACGCGCACACGCCCCCGCGCGCGAGAGGCCGCGTGAGCCAATCTGAGCGCCTTTCAGGGGGGCGACCCACATGGAGGTACTGCCCCACCCCCAAAAGGCCGCCAGAGGGCCTCACAGGGGCCCCTGCGTGCAGGCAAAGCAAACCCCCCGGCCCGCCGAAGCGGAACCGGGGGGGGCAGGGGGGGGCGTCAGCCGCGCGCCTCAAGCGCCGCCAGCAGCTCATCCGTCGCAACGGCCGCCTCAAACCCCATGTGCGGGGGCACACCCCAGGAGAGGCGGTCAACGGCGGCCGACAGCTCAGCGGCGGTGGCGGTGGCGGGGTCGAGGTCGAGCGCGTCGTAGAGGTCCATGTGAGTTCCCTTCAGTGGGGCGGGCTGCTGATCGCCCGCGCGGCGGGATGACCATATAGGGGGGCGTTTTCCCGCAGAATCAAGCCAAAACGGCGTGTAAAGGATGGTTTCCATAGGCGTTTTTCAGGCCCCCGAACCCAATCGTTCGAACGGTCTTCGAACACAACCTGAACACCAACTGTGCGCCACCCATGCCACCCCTGTGCGAGACGTAGGACGAAGGTCCCACGAACACTGTTCGATCCGATGACCCCCACCACACCAACGCAACCCAGGCCACAGTGCAATAAGTCAATAACCACCAAACCACCCCCCACGCACAAGAGTCGCCTATCGCATCACACCCACCAACCACCGAGACGATTGGTCGAACACGCGTGCGATAGACAACCCCCATCAATCACCGGCGACGAAACCACCCCCGAACACGATCCACCACCGCAACCAGACCAACACCAGACAGCCCCAGCACACCCAGCACCACAAGCACACCCAGAATCTCGTGATCGTAGTTGTCCTTCACCGGAGCAGGGGCAGCCACCACCTCACGGGGCGAATCCACAGAACCCACAGTCGCGGTAGCACTAGGAGAAGCCGACTTCTCCACACGCTTATCCACAGCCGCGCTCGGCGAAGCCGAGTGCACACCCTCCGTAGACCTAGAACCATTGATTCCTGCGTTGTCTTCGTGGTCCTTCTCCTCGTCGTCCTTGCGTGCCTTGCAGGCGTCGGAGAGCGCCTCCGCCACAGCTGGGCCGGGCACGTACTGGTCGCCCTTGTCGGTGATGAGTGTCTGGGTGCACGCGTCCTGGTCTACGACGATGACGTACCCGTCACGCATGCAGGTCTCCTGCCCGCGCACGTCCACGCAGTGGGGGAGGCCGGCGGCGGAGACGGGGTCGGTCTTGCCGGTCCACTCCCATCCGGGGAAAGCGCGCGCCTCAGCCGGCTCGGTGGGCTCGGGTGCGGGGGCCGCCTCCTCAGCATCCTTCTTCTTGTTCTTCTTCTTCTTCTTCACGTCCTGCCCGACGGCGGTGCCGTCCTGCTTACGGATGTAGGTGACGGACCCGTCCTCCTCCACGACGAACGAATCCCCCGCACCGTTCCCCGACACGGTGGCGTCCCACAGGCAAGGCCCGTACTCCTGCCCCTCATCCTCACAGGCGGGGGTCCCTGACACATCCACCGGGGCGCCAGTGTCCACGGTCACCCACCCCTGGATCAGCTCAACGGGGGTGCCCTCGCTGGCGTAGGCAGGCGCACACGCACCCACAGCCATGACGCACACACCCGCACCCGTGAGGGCCGCACGCCTAACCACACGCTTGATCATGTCCTTGTAGCTCATTGCCTGGTTCCTTTCTTGGTTGGGCCGCCTGGGCCCGTGTTGCTGATGGGCAGAACCATACGCCCGCCAACCACCACCACGTCAACCCATGACGCACACAGACACGCATGATGCACACCATCGAACACACATACACAAACACACACAACAAACACACCAACCGAACACACATACACAAACCACACACCACCAGCACAAACACAAAACAAACCAAAAGGACAAACAACCAGAGAACAAAAAACAAAACCCAGACACCCCAGGGAATAACCCCCCCCCACCCCCAATGCCGAT